ATGCAGAAGCGTAAGAGAATTGTAAACAAGGCCCTTCTCGAATCACTCAGGGGTACACCCTGCCAAGCCTGTGGCAAGAGATACGGGTCTGTGGCACATCACATAAAGACAGTGAAAACCGGAGGCGATGACCACCCGGACAATCTACTGGTGCTTTGCCAAGACCACCACACCGGACCCGGTGGCGTACACCGAACCGGATTGGTACACCTAGTTAAGAACTTCTTACATCTCCATGATATATTGCTCCGTAAGGGCTGGCAGTTTGACCAGTTTTCAGGACGCTATATTTTCATGGAGGGGAAATGATGGAACAGAAGGAAGATGGCTCTGTGACACAGATTTGTTCAAAGTGTCATAAGGAAGTTGTCGTAATCGCATGGGCACACGGCCAACCAATCTGCATCATGTGCCTTGACCCGAACGAATAGCGGATAGGACAATAGTAGCCACAAGCCGGACATTTCTTCCAGCCGTGCTGGGTAGGGTGATCTATCATGTATGCCATACAGCTTGGACAAATCATCAGCTAGCCATGTATGTGCCTGTTTTCATCATCACAGCAAGCTCTGCCACCCGGGTCGGGGTTTGTTCTGCCCACTTTGAATTACGCATTTCCTCAGCCGCTCGGTAATACTGCTTCGCCTCAACATAGAACAGGAACTTGGTAAACGAGAAGAATCTGCTGATCCCAAGTTGAAAGACCATGGAGATCAGAACGTCTTGCCTAGCCTCTGCGAGATCCTGAAACCATGGGTAGGTATGGGTCAGCGCACCTTCGATCCTGCTGATATCGTTTTCAAGCAGGTAGAACGCCTCATCCTTGGTTATGCCGACATCTTCAATGTTACGACCGACCCCGATTGTAACGCGCCCCGCCGTGCATCTATATGGCTTGAGCCTCAGACCTTCGTGCCTGACCAGCAAGCTACGAAGCGCCTCCCTCACTGAAGATCCCGGGATACCAGAACGAATCCCATAGCCACCAACTTCTCCCATGTGGCTTTATCTTTCACGTCGTAGAATTCATTTTTGAGTTCAACCTTGACGCAAGCGCCTAGAAACTTTTGGACACACTCTTTGTGCCCGTAGACGAACACCCCGGGCTTATCCAGCACCGGGTCCAGCGTCCTTTGTTGCAACTGTGGAACAGCAGAGGCAGACACACATCCGGATAGAAGAAACAAAACGGAAAGCAAAGCACGACGCATTACAGCACCTCACTCTTTTTTGTCTGGCACCATGTTTGTCAGTGCCTCCGCAAGAAGCCTTAGATCAAACTCAATGTTATCTAGCGCGGCGTTATCACGCTGACCAATGGGCTTGGAGAACTCATCGCGCCACGCCTTTTTGAGAGCGATGAATTTGTCCACATACTTGTTCTTCTCCTTTAGGACGGCCAGATCCAAGATTGTACCGACTAACTTCGCAATCAGTTCAAACATGGACCCGGCCTCCCAATCTACGCCTGAAACGCGCGAACAAGTCCGAGAACTGAAGCAGCCGCACGAAGGGCCGCATCAAGCACAAGCTTGGCCTTCTCGTCGGTCACAGCAAGCTTCGCCACCACGAACGCGCAAAGCTCGGCAGCCTCTTCCGCATCGAGATCCGCAAACTCAGCCGGTACCTTCTCGACACCTTCAAACGCAGGGGCGACTTTCGGGATCAGCACCAATAGCTGCCCAAGATCCTTCATGTCAATCACCCCGTCAGAGTGCGCTTCTTTGAACGCGCCAACCGCCGAAAGCGGAAGGTCAACCAGTTCCTTGAGTTCCTGAATTCCCATCTTTGCCATCTTTTTTTCTCCTGAGTTTATTCCAAAGCCACAGTCCAAACAGTGTAAACGCCGTTACAATCAGGTCAATCGAATTAGATGCCTTGACCTTCTCCGTGCGACCAAGCCAGCGTTCAAACATCAACAGCATTGGAAGCAGCGCCACAAGAAGCTTTGTGACGGACGGGATCAGTTCAGCGATTTCTTTTAGACTTATTGGGCTGCAATCCAAGCTTCACCATTATCGAGACCAAATTGTCATTGATGTCATCCAATTTCTGATTGGTTGAATCAAGGTTCTCTTTGGTCTCTTTGTTCTCTTTCACGGCGGCTCTCACGTCGGCCTTTGTGTTCGTATAGTCCACAGCAAGGCCAATCATCAAACTCACCGCGACAGTGACCAAGCTTACCGGGATCAGTGTGCCTTCAGTGATTTTTGACGCCACCCTCATTAGTTTAACTCCGTCAGTTTAATACCAGCAAGAGCAATAACCGTTTCCGTCAGCGCCGCCGCCAGCCTCACTCAAAAGGTAAAACTGCCCAGTTGTTGCGTTAGATGTCTGGTAATTATATGCGTCTTGGTTACCGGCGTGATTGGGGTCGCCGGTACATCCACAATACGGGGTCCCCCCGAATGTTCCTGACGAGAAATTGACGTTATATGCACCGGCACCAATTCTGCTAACACTAGACACACCACCACTTTGTCTCATTATTACGCACGGATCAGATGTGCAGCCAGCCGTACCAGCCGAGTTTCCAGCGAAAGCATAATAGACAACCGTGGCTGGCGCAGCAGCCGGGGGGGACGCCGTCCACACCGATCCGTTCCAAGTGGCTACCTGACCAGAGGTGGACCCAGCAAGAGTTCCCAGATACCCATTGGTCGTGTTGATCACGATGGCGTTATTTGTGCCTGTGGCTATCTTGTTTCTGGCAATGCCAGCCGTGCCCTTGATGTCGGCATTTACGATGTTACCTGCGAGCGAGAGTTTGGAGTAGGCAATTCCTGCGGTGCCGATGATGTCGGAGTTTTGGATCTGCCCAGCCAAGCTGAGCTTACTGTACAAAATCCCGGCAGTTCCCTTGATATCTGAGTTTAGGATCTGACTTTGTAAGTCGAGTTTAGAGTAGTCGATCCCAGCCGTTCCAATAACGTCGGTGTTGCGAATCTGACCAGCAAGATCAAGTTTCTGGTACACGATTCCGGCAGTACCAATCACATCACCATTTGAGATGAAGTGCGGGCCATAGATCCCGCCACCAACCGTAAGGTTTCCATTGATGAACACAGAATGATCAGCGGCGATCTTCATGGCCTGTGTTGGCGTAACGGTACCGTCAGATGAGACATTGAACGTGATGTTGCCCGGCATATCGTTATTGCCGGGAAGCGCATCAACACCAAATAAGATGCTTGCCGCCTGTTCGTAATCAGTACCGTCATGGCCAGCGCCGATAATTCTGGCGAGCGTATCACCGCTGGTTACTGCTGCTGGCGTTGCGTTCGTTCCCCTTGATCTGGTGTATACTTGGTGTGCTCCATAGGCGGCAGTACCGCTGTGCCTATGAATTGCGGATTGCGCCAAATCGCTCGACGCTTCGTCATCAACCGTAAGCACAGATCCAAGAGACGCGCCACTCAGTAGGACATAATTGGGTGACAGGTCTGTGCCAAGAGAAAGCCGCTTGCTTGTATCATCCCAATAAATACCACCAAGTGTGGATATGGATGTTTTCAGGTTTCCAGATCCATCCACAAACACAATACCAGAAGATGATAGGGCAGCGTTGTCCGTGAGAAACCCACTCCCATCATTCACAACAACACGGTTAGCCGTTCCAGCAGCTACCTTGGACCGAGCGATCCCAGCCGTGCCGATAATCTGATTGTCTCCAATCGTGCCAACTTCAAAGTTGATAGAGTTCGTGGCGTATCCATTCAGACGCATGGTCCCCAGTGTTGAGGATATGGTCAGCGTGTCATACGCCGTCAAAGCAGTTGGATCTGTCCCAGCGGGAACATCAACATTTGGGAATCCAAACCCAGCGCCACCCACAATCGGACCCTGCACAGACCAAGTCCCGTTTGTTCCAGTTCCTGATGTGCTGAACAGAGTGACATTGGTGAACCAGATATTTCCGGCGCTGTTTGGCGGCAGCGTAGAAGCAATGGTGGACGCATCCGCATACTTTAGGACCACGTTCCCAGCAGAGCTTTCATTGATCACATTGAACGTCACGCCCGGGATCAGCGTGTTTGCGGGGGGGAGCAGCACGGTCTGGCCGATGGTCCCGACGAATCTCTGAAAATGGCCATCCGTATACCCAAGGGTGGTAACTCCCCCACCCATGGTTGTGGTTCGGTACTTCCTGACCAAGTGCCCCGACACACTGAATGAGTCAGCAAACGCTGTGGCCAAGCACAAGAACAGGGCAATTGGGTAAGTCAGCTTTTTGATCATTGGTTCCTCAGGATACTCCAGTTTAGCTTATAGTTGGCACTTGGAAGCTCTTGCGTCCACTTCACAGTAAATCCAGTTGTGGACTTTGTCGTGACAATCCATGCCGGAACAATCGGGTCACCGTCCGTTGTGTTTTCAAATGAAATCGAGACCGCGTAGTTGGTATTGCTCATTGATGAGCTGAACAGAACCGCCTTGCTTGTGTCACCGCTTGAAAGGGTCTCAACACCAGCCTTGTCCGATGCGGCTTGTACGTTTGCGTTCTCAAGCCCGGTCAGGTCATCTTTCCACCGAAGGTACTTTTCTGACGATGGCGATGGGAGCGTCAACCCAGAGTAAGAGCTTGTTGCGTCCATCTTCACCGTGAGATTCAATTGGTCCTGAAGATACTGGACCATCATGACCAACTTATCAAACTGGTCCTCATGGTTGGCCGGGAAGAACGTGCCTTGGTTTCTGATATCCAAGGTCTGAGTCAGTGACGGTACGCGCCGGATCAGGAGAACCGTTGCGCTTGCTAGACTGCCAGCAGTAAGGACGACGTTACCGCCTCCAGCGACACCCACACCAGTAACCGTATAGTCGACATTGTAAGTAAGAGTTGTGTAAACGCCTGTGGATGGCACATATGTACGGACCTGAAGTTCTGTAGCGTCAAAAATCTTCCAGCTATACGCATAGGTAGAGGTGGCTCCGTTGCCCGTATACAGGTTTCTTGATGCTGTAGTTGACAGGCTCATTCGCGCACTCCCTTGAATTCGATTCTAATTCGGTTCCTCATTGTTTGCCCGGTTTTCCTGTCACAAGCCCTCTGGTGAAATCAATTGGGCCGGTTGGCTGTGCCACACCGCTAGACACATCGCGCAGGTAGTTGATCGGTTTTGCGATCGGAGTGACCGGGACTCCTGTAAGAAGCGACATCAAATTAAGCACATCTCGGGTGTTTTTGTTTTTCCACTCTTCACCCTCGAAAATGGATTTAGGTACATCAGTAAAACCACCAACGGCGGATTCTAGGAATGTTTCAAGCGGGGTGATCTGGAGCCTGTCATTGCTCCATTTTTTGTCGAACTTGTTAAGGGCATATTTGCCAACGGCTCCGCCACCCGGGACACCAGCGACAAGCTCCCCAAACTGGCTCATGAAGAACATCTTGACCAGATCGTCGCCCATTTCACCATCATCATCCTCATCGAGATCCTTACCGCTCATGCCTTGCGCGATCATCGCCGCAACAAACGATGGAACAGCCATGGTATTCAGCCAAGCCAAGAACAGGTACGGGCTTCCGCCCTTGAATCCATGCTCTTTGTAGATGTTTTGGGCTGTGGTGGAATAGAGGTTCATCTTCATGTTGAAGTAGCTGGTCAGTGCCGTGAACAGAGACGTGAGTCCTCGCTTAGCGTGAAGCCTTGAAAGATCCTCTGGGTTGAATGAACCCTGTGTGGTCCGAACTGCGTCATCAGCGTATGCCACTGGATTCCCGATTTTCTTGATGATCGCGTGGTTATACGCCCCGCGCCACACAACAATATTGACGATGTTCTGGGTTGCTGCCTGAAGCACGGCCCCAAGCTGTTCCGCCTTTGCGGCCAACAGATCCCTCTTGGTTGGTGGTCTAACAAAAACCTCAACTGCCCTGCGCGACTCAACTACGTTCTCGGCCAACAAAGATTCCATGAATGGGGAGACCGATACAATGTCTTCAACAAGCTTGGTTTTGTTGGTGACAAATTCATGGAACGCAGCTGCTTGACGCAAGTACGGTACCTTTGTTGACGCAGGGAAGAATCCGGCCAAGTTCTGCAATGTGTTGGTGATGTTCCCCAAAAGAAATGACGCGCTTGATACCTTCCTGAGCTGGTTGAAAAATCTGGCTGACTTACCCTCTTTCTCCCCTTGGTTGATGGCGCGTTCAAGCCACGGGATAAGCATTTGGTCCACCGCACCCGGGTCTACCTTGTTAATAATTTGGTGAAGCTCTTGGTCTCGGATGATCTTGGCAGACTGACGAACTGCCGGGTCGATCTCGATAAACCGGAAAACCCAATCCATCTGCGCCGGAACAACCATGAGGTTTTGGTTCAACGGCACCCTGTATCCGGCAACACGGTTCTTGCCGAATCCTGCGCTTACTGTTGGAAATTTGGCGCTATCGTTTGTTTTCTGGCCGATCTCTTTCTGGTCTTTCTCAGCCTGACTCAGAACATAGTCATAGTCTGGATGTGCCGGGACATACCCGCCCGGGAACTCACCCCAAGGCGTCTTGACTGGTGTGGCTGTGATCTCTGCGAAGTACCTACCGAATCTGGCCTTGTGAGCTTTCTGTGCTTCTGGCTTGGTTTCTTCAAATTTGTTCCAGATCTGGTTCTGTATGAATTCGTAATGCTCTTTCTTGAGGGTGCCTTCCTTGTGCATCCGATCCCTGAACGCTTCCCATTTGGAATAATCAATTGACCCGTCATCGAGAAGCGTTGCCCAACCACGACCAACTAGGTTCTTCGCCTTGTTGCTGTCGTTTCCAATGTGCATTATTGCACCCACCAGTTCGGCGGTGTTCTTGAATTCATATCCGAGTTCTGGTGCTGGGATTGGTGTTTGTTTGAACAGATCTTTGTTGTCTCTGAATGCCTTGGCGTATTCCTTGGCGAACTTACGGGTTCGATTTCGTGCCTTGGGTGTAGAATCGTTCACTTCTCTGACCAGAAACTTCTTTATGGTCCCGTTGGGTCCGCCATCCCAAGCCTCGGCCCAGCTTGTGACCGTTCTGAGCCAAGCCTTTTTCTCAAAGAGAGATTCCCTGAATTTTTCGCGGTCTGTCTTGGCCCGTTTGATCGCCGGTTCTGGCGGCAGTTTCTCAGCGAAGATCGGCTTGATGGCGTCAATGGCCATCTGTTTGTCCATCTTCTGTCCGTCAATGATGATCTGCCTTGATTCACGCGCAAGCGACCACAAGGCACGGACAAGCTCCTTCACTTCGTAGAATTCACCGTAGGTGATCTTGTCCGGATCTGGCTTGCCGACTGTGTCGATCATGTCGGTTAGGGCCATATAGGCTTGTTCGTCGTACTTGGCCAAATTCTTCAGGTATTCTTTAGCGCCCTTGTCGGATTTGGTCAGTCCAAGGTCTGCCAGAAGCGCCCGCGCTGCGTTCACGAAATCCATGTCGCGGGTCTTGGCTATGTCATCATCCTTGCCCAGAACCTTCTTGAATAGGGTCTTGGACTTGGCCACCTCTCCAAGCGCCTCTACAGCCTGTTTGTGCATCTCTATGGCCAGTGCTTCGCGCTGTTTCTGGCTGAAGGCGGTCTCAAAGTCACCCTTGGCTATGGCTTCACCTGCGAGCTTGGCTGCGCGGGATGCGGCACGTTGGAATTTGTACAGCTTCAGGTCATGTAAATTAGTTTGGTTGATAAGGTTTGAAGCCTGTTTTACAATGTCTTGGGTGGTTGGGAGGCGACGGATTGCCTTTTTGACCACCCCCTTCAGCACTGGCAGATTGTTCTGAGCCAGAAACTCAAGCTCCATCCTGAGAACCTTGGCCCTGTTGTTGTCGATGTATTCATTGATCGCCGCCTGTTTGGCTGCGTCGGTAGCTAGCGGGCTTGGGTGCATCTCGATCAGGCGTTGGTTGGTGATCTTCTGAACCGCCTCAGCCTTTGGCACAGCGTTCTTCATCAGTTCGATGAATTCGCCGGTGTCGAACCCGTACAGGGTCGCAGCAAACCCGACATCCATACCTTCTTGATCAACCGTGCCCGGGAGAAACGTGCTTGGATCTACATCAAGCGCCCTCAGGCTATCTTCGGAGATCTTGAGATTGTCGGCCTGAAGATCGGCCACAGCTTTGTAGAGCGGGGATTCATCTACCTGCTTGCGTACTTCGGCCTCTACCGCAGCGCGAGATCCTTCGCGGGCCTTCATTGCGTCCTTGTCGGATGCGATCAACTCAGAGGTGATCTTCTCGATTGTCTTTTCCCGGGCGTCAGCCATGGCAGCCATGTACTTCTCTGTCTCTGCGTCTGACATCCCGATCTTCTTGGGATCTGCCGGTGGGAATTGCTTTGCCACCTCGTCAACCGAGTCCTCAGCGTTCAGCAGGAAGTCGAAAACCTTGCGGATCTCTGGGGATACCACAATGTCTGTCTTTGCTTCTCTGATCAGACCGGCGAGGTTCTTGTATGTCTCGATCATCCACTTCTTGAACGCGCGGAACGCTTCAAGCAATCGTGAGTTCGGAGCCTTGCCTTCCATCAGGTAAGCTTCCCAAGTGCGGGCCAACTTCTCGTGTTGTTCGGTAGTCACCTCTCCAAATGACTTGGCACCAACCTCATCCAGAAGTGTTTGCAGGTGCTTTTTGAATTCCGGGTTGGCGGGCTCAACCATGGAAGCCCGGGCCAGCACATCAAACATGAAGTGGAAGTATTCGTGCAGGAACGTGGATTTGTTCTTGTGTTCAAACAGCCTGATTACGTTTTGTGTCGGATCGAATTGCCCGCGAACCATGCGCCTGTCGGCTTGGAACAATGGGAAGCCCTGATTGAGTGCTTGTGCCTTCAGTGCTGGAGTGATTGGGAGAGAGTGGACTTCTTCAATGCGGCCATCAGGCCATGGCGTTTCGTTTAGCGTGTGCTTTGCCATGTCGCGCAACTGACCAGTATTCCAGCCAGTCTTCTCAACCCTAGCGCCGAACTTCTTCCCGAGTTTGTTTGCGGCGTCTACAAGGATCTTGTCGTAGAAGCCTTTCATCCCTTCGCCGCCGATTTTGAGATTCTCTCCCTCAATAAAACGGAATGACGATTCAGGTTGTGATTTCATTAGTCGGTCTGCGGCTTCTTTACCGATATGATCTGCTAGATCCTTTTCCTCAACTGGGAACATTCGTGGATGTTCGTTCCCTTTCAGGAAAATCGTCAGGTTGCCCTTATCGTATTTTATGGCGTCCACCGGCTTACTCAGGTCATACCGATCAGCCTGTTGCTCTCCTGTGGTCCACGCAATCTTGTCGTAACCTTTTTCTGCTGCTTCTCGGATCAGTCGCTTTAAAACAAACTCATGCCATGTAGAGCGGAACGGGGCGTCTGGAACTTGTCTTGATCCTTCTAGTTTTTGAATGCGACTCATGATTTCAGTCGCTCTATCGAGCGTTGCGCCAGATGCGTCTTTTTGGGTTTCTTTTACTTGCTTCTCTATGGACGCAAGTTCTTCTTTAAGTTTTACTAACTCAGCATCAGAGTCGCCTTTGTACCCATGTTTGCGACCTTGCTGGTGTTGATCTGATTGGATTTCCTCGATGAAAAGAACCTTCTTGCCTTCAGCGTCTACGCGGTCATCTACACGGGTATGTGCGAAGATGTTGGATTCGTCGAAATGGGAGGAGTGAAAACCTTGTGGACCATTAAAGTTATTTCTCTTTTGTTCTATCTCAGTTCTTTTTTTGTATGCGTTTCTGTAACGCTCCAGCTCACTAACTATTGAATGTGCGTCTGTGATCCCCCACCGTTCCGCGTAATCGTCATGACCTCTTACTGCCGCTAATGCTTCGGAAGGGCTGTCGAATCCGAGATTATCAACCTTGCTCAAAGCTACTTTTGCATCTGCTTGAGCCGAGTTCAGATCTGCCCTTGCTACGTCTACATCATATTGCGATGGTCGCTGTTCTGATTCTTTTACAGGAAGAGTAAACAGGATCTCCCTGTAGTTCTCTCCACCGGGTAACGTGTACTTGGAGAATTTGGTCTGGTCAGGACCGTTATCGTTCATATTGGCAGCTTGTAGGTCTGCTGAGTTCTTATCTGGGAAAACCTCATAAACCGCCCCAGTAGATTTCTCAATAACAGCATAAGGAAAATCCGGATCTTTTTCCGGGTTTGGGACTGACTGATAAAAATCAGTCTCTTTAGACTTATTCACTTCCTTGATCTGAAGTTCGTTTGCCTTCAGGAATTGCAGGAGTTCTTGTTTGTTGATTTTTACTTCTACTTGTTTCGCATCAAGTTGTTCCTTGATTACGTTGGCATCAAGCTCGGACCTGTTGCCGCGTATTTTTTCATTTTGCTGATCTTGGGCTTGTTTTTGTTTTAGCTTCAGGAATTCATCAATACCGGACCACTTGCGTTCCTCTGCTTTCACATCACGGAGCAGAGCATTGACCTGCTCAACCGTGGCAGAGTTTCCAAGCTTCTGTTCAATGTCAGACTGGAGTTTCGAGTAAAACGCCGGGGCCATGCCCTGCTGAAGAAAGATCTCATCCATCGACTTGATGGCACCAGAAGCACGTCCAAGCTCCTGCATCATCGATTGCTGCTTCTCTGTGAGCGGTTTGTAGGCAAGCAACTTGTCGATCGCCGACATGGCTGCCTTCTTGGTGTATCCGCGATTCTGAAACCATTTGGGATATGACGACGTGCTGGGGAAGAACTTACCGCCCGGCCCGGGCATACGGCTCTCCATGGGGAAGAATCCGCCCGGCATATGCTCGCCCATGTCCAGCTCTACCCGCATCTTCTCAAGTGCTGTGCGGTCCCAGTCGTTAGGCGTGTAGACCCCGCCCTTTTCGATGGTGGGAGCTGGGAACATTCGCTCAACATCCGCGGGAGTCATCTTCAATTCTTTGGACAAGAGGTTTACAAACTCGCGGTGGATAAGCGGGGCTTTTGCGATCTCTTCCTTGCTGGCTCCGGCCTTTTGCAGATCAGCCACAATCTGCTTCTCGGACTCAAGTGGTGCCAGTGGTTGCGCTTCCTTGGCTTCCTTTGCGATATCGTTCAGCGTGGCACCGAGACTCTTCATGACATCCCGTGATTCACGGAGGCTCATCTCTTCAGGACCAGCCCGCAGGATCTCGTTCAGCCCGTTGAAATCTTCAGTCTTTCCAACACGCTCAACATACTGTGAGAACGGGATCTCAAGGTCTCCACCGACGGTCTTTGCTTGGTGATACTTCTCACCGCCACCATCGAAAATCTGTTCCGCTGCTTTGACCGGCGACAAGCCTTTCTTGTTCCAATACTCATCCCAGTCGCTCATCTGGAACAGAACTTTGGTGTCTGGTGCTGCGAGGTTCAAAACTTCTGTGAGCTTGCCTTCAACCTTGGTGGTGGTCTGGAGTTCTTTGACCGCTTCTCCGATGTTCTGAATGACCAGTGCGCTTTGCTGGGCACGGAGGGCCTTGTCTACATCGGTCTTGAGTTCTACGGCGGCCCTAGCTGTGAACTTCGACAGGAATTTGCGGCGACTGGCTCCAAGGGCTACCTCTCCAACCGACTGTCCAAGGCTCTGAATCCCCTCAAGGATGGCTTCATTCACATCTACCTGAGAGACGTCCTTCTTGGCTGCGGCCTGACCTGCGGCTTCACCAAGGGCTTCGCCGACGGACTGAACGGCGGTTTCTTGGAGACCAGCTTCAACCTTCGCAGCTACTCCCTTGGCCGCACCATGGAGAAATTTACCAGCCATGACGTTGAACATTGCGTCAACCGCTGAGGTCGCAATACCCTTACGCAGCGCCTCATCACGGACCTGCTCCATGAACTTGGAATCAGAAAACGCGGCCTTGATATCTTCAGGATTGGTCAGATCATAGCCACGCTTTGTCATGGCCTCGTCAATCCAGCCACCAACCTCTGTGACCATGGACCCAGAAAACTTACCAGCAGCCGCTAGAGCCGGAGAAACGATTGGGGCAGCCGGACCTGTGGCAAGCCCAGTAAGTCCGCCCACAAACGAAAGGGTGAGCGATGGGAGGGCATTGGGGGCGTTCTCAAGGATAGAGTAGGCGTAACCGCGTGGGTGCATGGCGGCAACACCGATCTGGTGAAGCACATCACCAACCACCGCGCGGCCACCAACAAAATAGTTGATCAAAGCGTCCTTGATCTTGCCGTCCACGAACTCACTGTAAGAACCAACAAACCGCTTCACATCTTTCGTGAGCGGGATGTTTTGTGATGCCTCGTTATACTCCTTCACAAAGCCCGGGTAACCAGCCTGTATTTCCGCCTCTGTCTTTTTGAGTTCTGCGATCCGTTCCGCCACCTGTTCAGGAGACACCTTGCCGTATGCGGCACTAAGCATCAGGGTATCGGCAGCAAGGCGGGAGAACCCAGCCCGTGCCGGTGCTGGCATAAGATCCTTGATCTGTGTGGTTTTCTTCTCAATCTCAGCAAGTCGGTCAACTTCTTGCTTCGCCAGTGCTGCGTTATTCGGATCTTTCATCCACTCAGCAAGTGACGGCGCTTCTTGCGCAATCCGGTCCATGTCCTGCGGCGTAGCTTCAGACATCCCTTTGAACCGGTCATACTGCGAATCAACAAGCCCGGGCGCTACGCCAACCTTCTTCGAGATGTTCAGGACATCGGCCTGTCTGACTGGGTCTACACGCTGGGCGACGAAAAGGGATTGCTTGAGCTGGCTGGTATCCGGCTTTACTGGCTCCAGAAGATCCTGCTCTGCGGCCTTCATCTCCTCATCGCTGAACATTTTGTTTCGCTTTCAGCTTGATGTACTGATCAACAATTGCCTGATCAGATGGGTACCTGCCGTATTTGATTAATAGTGACTTGATCTGTGCCTTTTCTTCGGGGGGGACATCTTCGATCCCAAGCTCAAAGGCCCGCTTCTTCTTGTTGGGTTTATACCACTCGTCATGTTTTTCAATGATCAGGTCTGCGGCCTTCTCTTGCGCGATCTGTCGGAGCCTGCTGTTTGTAATCGGCTTTCCGCCCGATGCGTTTCTTTCCTGCTCTACAGCAAGATCCACCGCTGCCCTGAATTTGTTTTGCTTCTGGTTTTTCGGGTTTGGATCTCCAAGTCCCGCCTCGATGATCACGGAGTCAACCACCTGCTTATCTGACAGGAATCCATCAAGCGCCTTGGTGGTCTTTGTTTCTTTCTTGCGGAGTCCGTTCTGGAATACCTGAAGCTCATTCAACTCCTGTGGTGCGAGATCCGCAGCGTAAAGCGGCAGACTTTCGTTCATGAACGCGCTACGGGTCTCCGGATTCAGCGCCATGGTCTTAAGCCTGTAGTATTCCGAACCCCCGGCCTGTGGCTCCTGACCACGGTCACGCATCTCCCTGACCTTGTCTAAAACCCTGTTCTGTTCTGGGGTGAGGAACGGCCTAGCTGCTGGGGATATCTGACCACCGGCATAGATTGACCGCATCTGCTCATAAAACCCAGCTTCCGGAGCTTGATCCTCAAGGCGTTTCTGATTCTGGAGCCTTGTGCTTACCTCAGAACGGACGCGAGACTGTATTTCTGCTGGGAGCTTGTCGATCAGGTCTTGTGCGTCAGCCATGGATGACACTTGAGCGGCGATGTTCTTGGCATTTGCCATGATCTGCTGCTCTTTGGTGCCAGACTCAAGCATGGCTTCAGCTTTTCGGATGTCATTGCCCCAGAATTCAGCCTTATGCTCTTTGAAGTAGGCGGAAGCAGCGCGGAGCATATCATGATCCACCATGCGCCCCATGACGGACAGGTGCGTATCGCTCAGGGTTTGGGTTACCTTGGCGTCCCGCTCCTCTTTTGACCACCCATTCAGCGCGGCAAGCCCGTCAACCGCCTTGACCTTGTCTGCCATGGCTTGCTTCACGGCCGCCGGGTCTGTGAAGTTCTGGATTGCGGTCTGACCGGCCAGTTCGTTCGCCTGAATCAGCGTATCGTTTGCGAATTTCTGGGATTGCGCTGCGGTATGGGCTTCAACGTGCTTGTTCAGTTCGCCCTTTTGCTTGATAGCCTCTTGCTGGTAGGCGAATTTCTGCTCAGGGTTGTTCAATTCACCGTGTATTTTGTTTATTTCTTGATCAAATGAATCGAGGTGTGGCTGAAGTGCGCCATTCAGAACGTCTTTGCCGAGCGTCTTGTTGACCTTGTTGTAGATCAGGTCATTCTTGAACTGGACTGTACGATTCACCGCATCGGTTACTGCGATTGCGTTGGCCTTGTCGAACTCTGCGGTAGCGATTGATTCAGCCAGACCGCCTATATTTTGAGACGCCTTGAAAGCTTGCTTAGAAGATTCTCCTGCACCAAGAGCTTCTGACGGGACATCAGCCGAGAGGCGGACATTGGGGAGTGCTTCGGGCTGAACTCGGCTTCTTGGTACAATCGGCATTACTTACCCCTACTTCTTATAGCCAGCGTATGCCCAGCCAGCGCGGATACCGTAGTTTAGGGCATTCAAACCACCAGTCAAAAGGGTATTATTTGATGCTGCGCTATTAGCGATCTCGGCCATCTTCCCAGCGCCGGTGGCTTGGACGGCTTGCATCCGATAACCCCAAGCCTCGCGCCACGCATTGTTTCTAGCTGTGATTGCGTCCCTGTCTGTGACTTCTTGGATCGCGTTCTGGATCTGTGCAGCGGAACCGACTCCGACCTTGATACCCTGTGCTGCGGCGTATGTTCTGGCCTGACCTGCGGCCTCTCTACCTGCGCCGACCACGTCACCAGCGGCGCGGTCACCACGGGCAAGAGCCTCTTCTGCCATCAGGGTTGATAACCGAGCGTTAATCTCTGATACCTGTTTCTGGTATTCGCCCTGAGTCTGGAGGGCCAAGCTCTGAGAATACGCCTGACCGATGGTGGCAAACCCCTGTATGAGATTGCTGGTGCCCATTAGGAGGCGTTCTTCATCTGGTTGGGCAACGGCTACAACCGGGGTATCTTTCCCTCCCACCTTGGCAGTGACCGGCTCTGCGGCGTCTCCAGCCTTGAGTGACGCCCTGATGTTTGCGCTTACCAGTGCTGTGGCTTTCTTCCCGGCTATGACGGCCGCTTCAAACCCCTTGGGCTGTGCGCTTGGCGGGGTTTTCAGTGCAGCTTTCATTGAGTTAAAAAGACCACTATTCATGTATCCGGGGACTTGGGCCTTTCCGGCTGGCTGCCTGTCCACAGGTGCCATGAGACTCAGGGCTGCGCTATCACTCACTTCTACCCCCTAGGTACTGATACCTGACAGTCTGTGAGAACCGCCAGAACACTGATTGGCAGCGGATCTACCTGCCGAATGAATATGCGTCCGTTTGAGTTCCATTCTGCCAGAATGTTCACTCTTTCTGTACCCGTAAAAGGTGCAACCGGCTCATAGTAGTTTTCATTGGACCGCTGCCGAAGTTCGACCAGATTCCACAGCAGGGCGTCGCTTGTGTTGTTCGGGTCGTCTGCTGGATCTCTTGGACCCATCCACACACCGCGGCTTTCCTTCAGGTAGACTTCTACTTGGTTGGCTGTTTTCTGTTTGCCTAGAAGTGACGTGCCATCTGCGTCAATATTCAGGGTTTGAAGATCCGACACATACGGCATGCCCACATGAATCACGCCATAGGGCTGATCAAGGGTTAGTTGTCCGTTTGTTACCGTGTACGTTGTGCCGACACTTGAATTGTTCGGGCTTCCAATGACGAACCCGTCAGCGATCACGGAAACCGTCTCACCCTCCAAGTGCCAAAGCCCACTGACAGAATCCACCGCATATACCCATTCATAGGTTGGGGTGGCACGAAGCGCGGTTGGTACAGTGAGCGAGAACGTGCCTGTGACTACCGTGGTTGATGTGAACCCAGTAATGGTGAACCTACCAAGGCATAGCCCGTCAGCATCATAGAAGATCACCGCGTTTCCGACATCGTAGGCAGCAGAGGTAAACGTGGCTGCGCTTGCCGTGAGTGTGAGCGTGTCCGCAGTAGTCCACCCAGCTCCTGTTGTGAGGGTCATGCGCGTTAGCGTTGCGGAGCTGTTCGCTTCATACGCGGTCTTATTCAGCCTGCCGTCATAGGTAAGGGCCGAATCCATGAACACCAGATCGGCAATATCTGAGGTTGGTTTAGCTACTGTGGTGGCATCATAGGTAGATGAGGACACGGCAAACCGATAGCGGTATTGGTTTGTTGTTCGTGAGTTCATGCGCTCAACGTATCTCTTGATCACGCCGTTTATTGTACGGCGCACAACCACATATACGGCGCTCTCCGTACCCTCTGGCACACAGACCACGTTCTCAAAGAACCCATCGGTATCGTGCCGGTGGAAGGCGATGATTCCCTGCTCTCTCACATAAGTCATCCCAATCAGCACGCCGTCATTTCTGACCATCCACACAATAGAGTCTGGTGTTTTCTGATAGGCCCAGTCCTTAATCACAAATCCCCTGATCAGGTGGCTTGAATAAAGCGAAAGGTCATTATTTTTTGCATCATCGTTCTCGAAAAACAGATCCCTTATGATGTCGCCACGAGCCTGAACATATATTGCTGTATCGTTCACCTTGAGTGGGGGGAGTGTGCCAATTCCGTTTGTTCCAACCACCTTTGGATTGATTACCGCCGGTGTAATTTGACCAGAGTCAGCCCCGGTTAGTGCGTATTCCGTGGTATCGGTGAACACCAGTGGACGCTTCACCTCTAAGAAGTGTTTGACCCGGTTAAAAATATCACTCGTTGGTGTGAATGTGACGGCGTCCGAATCAGCGGGAGGGTCAGATATCCTGTTGTTGAAATAGGCTCCGGGCTGGGACATCTCAATAGACTCTGGTGCGCCGTTCCCACCACCCATAACAAAACGCTGCTGCATGAATCCAACCGCAGCAGGATAGTTGATGGCTGTACCAAGATAGGTAAACTGAGGAACACGGTTGATCGGTGGCCTAATGGCTGTATTGGGAGTGAACCCAGTATCAACAAAAGATCCCGAGGCTCCACCGGCTACTGGTGCGGTTTGCGAGCCAATGAGCCCAAAGATCCCATTGGTAGCACGATAAATATTGTAGACGTACCCAGTTACCCATGGGGCAATGGTCCAAGCAACCGTAACCGTGTTTGTTGCCGATAGAGCATCACTGGCAACAATTTGTGTCACCTGTTGTACGGTGATGCCGTTGGTAACGCTGGCCACGGTTGAAACGCTACCGCTAACTATTCTTATGACAAACGTGTCCGCAGCAGCCGATGAAACTATTTGGAAGTCCCCACAAAGAAGTCCAACACCCTCGGTGCCCAAAAATGTTGAGTTAGCAAACCTAACCCAGTTACCAACAGTATAGCCGTGTGCTGCCGACGTTGTAATTGTTGCAGAAGTACCGCTTACTGTTATGACTGATACGTTTCTGGAGTTACCACCGGTTCCACTGATCGACTCCTCACCTGTGGATGGATCAACAGCGGTTATGCAATACTGGTAATTGCTTGGTGAGGCTGCGGAAGCAGCAGTAAGCGTTACCGATGACGGGACGGTTACGTTTCCAAACCTGTTCCGTGTAAATGTAAGATCCCATTGGTCGATCTCGTTTGCGGCGGTTGATTCTGCACCGCATTGAATCTCACAGAGTTCTTTCCCGGCCACCGAAACATACATTACTGAGCCACGCTGTGCGAAGCTTAGATTTTCAAGGTCTGCTGTGGTCCAAGGTGTAGCTTCTTCCTTGAGTTTCGCAACACTCCCGCCGCTGGAAGAATAGGCTGCGTAGCTGGTTGTGTTTACGTTTGTGCCCTCTGGCGTGAGTAGGTTCAGGGTGTTTGTCCCTGTATTCACAGACCCAGCCTTGAGTAAGCGATTATTGAGATATGGGGCAATAGACCCAGTCAGGTCGTAAAGCAAAAACTCATCGCCAGTGGCTAGAGTGTCGGTTCCTGAATATGTCAAAACGCCCGGATCAGCGTTTGTGATGTTGGTGACCGTCATTACAGACGTGGAATCCTTTACATAGTCACCATTGAAAATGATCCTGAAATATAGATTCCCGAACTCAAGAACAAACGAAAGTGTAGAGCTGATATAAAACGGAACAAGCCTGACTCTGGCCGTGTTGGTTTTTGTCTCACCAACAAACGAGAACCCAGCCCGATTTGCAGATCCGCCAAAGCTTCTGATAATGGTATTCCGACAAGTCTTCAGCCCGGTGGCGTATTTGATTAGATCAACACGCGCGTGGATATCCGGCGTGATCTCTCCACTTGCAAAGCTTCTTTGCGGTGCTGCTGGCATTTACCGCTCCCTGATAAACTCTGAATCAGGATCTTCGCCCAACTGATCTTCGGTTTTCTGATTGGCCACGGCACGGCTTGATTCCCAAACGTACAAATCAAGCATGTTCTTCTGCACCTGCTGATATGAAGATCCAGCAAGCCTTGGGGCCATGTAGAATGCGATCAATGCAGCCAAAGCCATGCAGAAATCCGTCGGGAAACTCGATGTGGTGGTCATGTCCTTGACGTAGATCGCAGATGCTTCTGTCATGTCGGTGAAGATCAGCTTGAACGTGTCGTCGCCACCGATCTCAAACGGTTGGCGGGTCTGCCTTGTCTCAACCAAAGACCCGTTCAGGATCTTGATGATCTTGAGGGCATCACTCGGATACCGATACGAATACGCCCAATTCTCGTTGGGAGCGGTGCCGACCAATGACAAAGTGGCAATCCTGCGGGCAAACGACCAGTCAAAGTCCCTGAGCATACGCTCGCGAGCAACGTCGTAGAAACGCCTGCACGCCTGAGCCTCTGCGCTGGTATCGCTTCCAGTCAGTGAGGAGATCTCACGCCCTACCCCAAGGTAGGAGAGAGCGATATTGCAGATCTGCACATTGGTCAGCGCCATTACTTGAGCTTCCCAACAGCAATCACAGCCGCGCCACCAGAAGAGAGCAGCCGGAAGCTGCCATTCCGTGAGCGCATACCAACCGGCACAACAATCGGTTTGATGTCGGCGATCAGACCCGGCATGAGGATCTGAATAGTCGCAGGGCTGTCAACCAGTGCAATCCCACCCATGGTCGTGGTGGAAGGCACAATGATCAGTTTGTCGATGTATGTGCCAGCGCCACCAGCCACACCAATGGTAGTCAGTGCCGAGCTTGCCGGAAGCGATTGGTAATCAGTCGGATAATTTGAATCGGCATGAGCGATCAGTGCCGCAATCATACCGAAACACGCCAAGATAAGTTTCATTTTTCCCCCTAAGCCTCTACCTGAGAAGTTTTGGTTTTACCGCGTTTGGTCTCTTTGACAGGAACCTCAAGACCATCAACACGTTCCATCCATTTGTGGCTGAACAGATCCTCGGGGGTAAGATCGCGCATGACAACCTTGCCCTTCTCATCAAGCATCCGATCGCCCCACTCATCCAAGACCACCAATTTCTGTGGCTTGAGTTCAAATTCATCACCCGGTTTGTAGTATTTCATGTCGTACCAACCGGCTCTTGTAGCTCTGACTTTCATTTTCTAGGTCTCCTATGTTTGGTTAAGGACACCCGAGAGTGGCGACATAGGGCACCACCCCCGGGCATCCAATCAGTTCACGATTTAGGTAATCGTGTAGTTCTTCGCGTGGGCCAGATACGCTTGCGCGTCCTTCGTCAAGAAGGCCGAGAAAGCGCCACCCGTGAGGTTCGCGCCCTGCGGATCGTAATAGACCCGGAGGTAGCGGTAAGCCAGCGGAGCCAGCGAAGGTGCCAACTTGAACACCTTGGTGGTCCCGGCAGCGGCCGCCTGAGCGAACGAACCGAGCGTAACAGTACCATCCGGGCTGAACGACTCGGTCGAGTCACCCTGAAGGGTAATGTTGGTCCCGGTGTTGCTACCACCATCGGTCAAAGCCGTGGCGACAACAACAACCAGATACAGGTCTCCCCCGTGCGACAAACGGTTCGCCACGCCCTGATCCACGACAGAGTCGGAAGCAGCGGCAGCGGTGACAGCTTGCCCATCGGAGAATTGCAACAGTTTATCTACGAACATCTGTATTTTCTCCTTTATTAGCTGATGACCGTTTCAGTTTCGGTGAGCGCATCACACACCCGAACCGGAACCTGACGGAACGACGGCACCAGAACGCCATCCACCACCGGGTAAGCCAACTGGCCACCCGACTGAACGTCGTCACGGCGCTGAATATCAAGGTACTGGAACACCGAGCGGTTCATGTAGAACGCCGCTTTTCCAGCCTTGAGGCTCGGCACACGGTGCATCGCCTTGATCATCGACTCCGGAAGATCGAGAGCATTGCTCTTGTTCTTCAGGTCGCTGATGTCAATGTTGGCGATACGAACCGCAAACCGCCAGTCCTTCAGCGCGATACCGCACTTCCACTGGAACTGGTCCTGATACGCGCGCAAACGCGTTCCGGCCATGGTCGCAGAGGTCTGGACGGTGACTTCGCCGTGGTCCATATGCGAGAGACCAGCCATCGATCCCTTCGGGTAGATCCCGTGAATCGTGTTCTGACCCCACACAATGAGCCAAATCGACGAGGTGTCCGAACCAGATCCACCACCAAGGATGATGTTCGACCCGTTCGCAGCCGTGCTATCACTGTAGCGCGGCGTGAGACCCACGAACTGCTCAGGGCTGGAAGCCACCCCGTAGAACAGAACGCGAGCAAACTCGATGTTCATGGCTTCAATGAACGCTTCGGCTTCCGAAAGGCGGAACTGCGCAGCATTTCCACCAAGGTTCGCCAAGTCAACGTCCACTTCAGACCAAGCTTCGAGAATACCGCAAGCTTCGTCAATTTGTGCCGTGGTGCTTTTGGACGGCTGAACACCGTTGTTCAAAAGTCTCCACGCGGCAGTCGGAAGCCCGGTACGGACAACGGTACGATGACCGGTATCGAGGTTTCCTTCCACCCACAACATATCCGACAGGACATCGTTACGCTTCGAGAGCATTTCGATGATGTCGGCAATTTTGTTGTCAGGGCCCAGACGCTTCGCATAGTCAGCAAGCGTAAGAGCATAGACACTCAAGGTTGCCATTTCTTACTCCTTTTTGGTTTTGACCAAGGACTTTTCAAAGAATCGCTCCTCGCGGCTTCTGATCGGAGTCACGGGGTTACCGTGGACAGACCGATCTTCTGCCATGAATTGCTTTCCTGCCTTGGCCAGCATCCGAATAAGCTCGGGATGGTTGCCCAAACCGCTCTCATTCAGATCCTTTTTAAGCTGTTCCGAACCAAATTGGGCCACAAACCGCTTCGCATACTCGGCATTTTCAGCCAGTTTTGCTCCGCCAATTTCTGGATCTTTCTCCAACGTGGTCATCAGACCAGCCCGATAGTCAGCCAGTGCCTTGTCTTGAGCCGCCTTGTGAGCAGTCTCAAAGGCTAGTCGGCTGGCATGTTCCCTATCAAGAAGCTTCTGAGCCTGCGCCTGATTCAATCCCTGCTCCTTCGCAAAGGCGGACAATTGATCAACAAAGCTCGCTTCAAGTTTGGAACCCTCTGGAAGCTTCAGGTCGTACTTCTCTGGTACAACTGGAGCCGCCTGAGTCGCTGCGACGTCTGGTGTTTTTTGTTCTGCACCCGCTCCACCCAAAACAGTTTCAGCTTTCGCCTCCACTGGTTTCTGGGCTTCTGCTGGTGCGCCCCCTGAACTAGCCGCCTGTGCTGGTGCTGTGGCGGTACTATTTACTTCAGACATTTTTCCTCTTTCTCTCTTCTTCTTCGGAAAGCATTTTCAGATACAGTTCATGACTGGCCTTCTTCAGATCAGCCATGAGAACCATACCGATATCTTGCCTACCGAGTTTGAAGCTCTGCCAAGATCCAGACGGATCAAATGCAACCTTTTCAATGGCACAGGTATCGAGAAGCCTTTGAAAGACCCTTCGACCCTGTGGCATCTCAAGGAGAGCGCGATAGTCGGACATCTCCTGTTCTTCACGGAGCTTGTCCTTCTTCTCTGCTTCCCTGACGTGCTGCTTGACCGCTGAATTACCCTGCATTGCTCGCCCTTAAGGAACCTGTGACCACGTTCCGTAAGCCGAACCAACCGGACTCCATTGAGTCGAAGCCGTGGCTTCAAGCACAATCGAGTTACCGAGCGTCGAGTTACGAAGTGCCCAAGATCCCGACGTGGTGAGACCAACAATCTGGTCAGCCGCGTTCGGACGGACATCAACCGCATAGAGACCCGCAGGAACCGCATTGACCACCGTGATCCGGCAGCCACCAATTCCCGAAGCAGCGGGAAGCTGAATGACTGCAGCAGAGGTGACTTTGAACACCGTTCCGCAATCAGTGATACCAGCCGTGGTAGTTCCAGAAGCAACACTTGTCTGCTTGCTGAGGAACCCGGCGAGATACCCAGTGCCCGGGCCCGAAACGTGTCCGTTCGTGGCAACGGTAAGCTTGGCGACCTGCGAACCGCTGGCATCGTTGGACAGCACGAAAGCCTTACCCGAAGAGGTGGCTTTGAACTGCCAGACGTTACCCGCAGATCCGAGACCCGCGGCGGATTCAATGGTCAGGTATCCGTCAGACTTGGCTTGAACCTGAAGTTTCAGGTCTCCAGCGTCAGATTTGACGAACACGATCCCGTTCACGCTGTTACCGATTGATTCAGCATTCTCAAGGGTGAGAGAGCTGGCACCAATCGAAGGCGAGGACGAGACGCGCAGAGCGCCCGCCGAACTGACGCAGGTCAATCCGGTAGAGCATTGAATGGTGTGATGCGCTCCTAGGCGAACACCGAGAGTGGAAACAACATCCACCCCAGCGTGTGCATTGGTGCCAAGCAAAGTCAGCACAAATGCAAGAACAGTCTTGATTTTCATTTGTTTTATCTCCTTTTTCATTGTGTCAGACTTCCGGCATTTGCTTGGTTAATAAACGCCTGTAGAGCGTTCTCTCCCCCACCCACATCGGACTGGGATAGATCTTTAGCTGCACCAGAAGCTTGTTTTGCGGTCTCCGCCGCGTTCATCATTGCGGCCTGCTGTGCCCGCTGTGCCCTGATTGATTGGGCATCTTCATCCGGGCGTACCACCTTGGGCGGTACCGACAACTGATCCGCGTACTGATTCAAGAGTTCATCGACATTAACCTTGTCCAAGATGTCTGGGAGACGGACAGAGGTTTCCACGACAAACGAAGTGAATCGCTCTGTGGACTGAATGCCGATGAGTTTCTGAGCCTGTGCCATGATCGAGATGTACTCAACCTTGAGCGGGACACCCTGAAGTACCTGTGGAGGCTCTGGAATCATTCCCTGACGTTCCATGAACATGAACGCAATATCAATCAATTTAGATAAGACATCTTGATCAAGTTGCTGAAGCACTGGGCCAAGAGCCAAGAGCTTTTCTTCCTGACGCACACTAACTTCCCGTGCGGTAGGTGGCTCTGCCGTGTCCCGGTTTGCGAACATCAGGAACAGATCCTCATAAAATGCACGGCTGATCCGGTGACGAAGATCCAGCTTCTCTTCGCGCAGGGAAGCCATGGGCACGTTCACCTCATGCGCTGGCCTAAACATCTTCTGGCCTTCACGCTCGTCAACCCATGTGGTGTCACCAGCTACCAGCGTAGTCTTTGAGTTCTTTAGGCTGGTATGACCGACCATGGCCGGATTGATCATCTTCTCAAGGGCCTGAGCGCCACGCTTCATGAGGAGCTGTGCGCCGCGGATATCTCCAAGAGCGTCCAAGGCTGGGCAGGTCACGCCCCAAGCCTCCTCGCCGACCGTCTCCCACCGTGCCACAAGCACGGGGAAGTAGCTGTATCCAGACTCTCTCAGGTACTTGCCGTTGTCAGCCTGTGTTGATTCGTACACCGTGCGGCCAGACGTGGACGTCTGCGTGGATTCCCAGTAGCAGCTGGAGAATTCGAGTTCCTTTTTGTTAGTAGATCCGGGCACATAGTTCTCATTCGGCTCGATGAGATGCTTCACATCAATGTATTCTTCAGTGCGGCCCTCGTTCCATAGGTCTTTGACCGTGTCACTGAACGGCTCCCAATCAATCTCCCGTGATCCGTCTTTCATGCCGAACTTTTCAATGAGCTGGCGAACGGTGAGCCTGAATTGGCGGGCGAACACCACAATTCGGCCCTTCTTGTCAGACGCAATTGAGTACGAACCGACTGGGAATGACAGGCAATGCATGACGAAATCGAAATCTTCTTCGATCATCATCGCCCCGGTGGTGAATCCAAGGATGTCACCGTAAAGCTGTGGCAGGGTCTTGTAGAGGTTTGACCGAGTGAAAACGTCGCTCATCCGTTCATTGACCAGATAGAGCCATTGCTTCACATCGCCGTAATCAGCCAGATCCGGGTCTGAAGTGGTGAGCCTGAACCATGGACGTGACGGAGAGGTAATCCCCCCCATGAGTCCAGCCCGGGCCGTGCGCCATGCGAGTGTGCCTGTGCCGTCGTAGATCTGTTTGTTGACCCGTTCGCCCTTGCCGGTCTGATTCAGGTTGAATCGTGGCCGCCATGGCAGAATGTTGTCAGCAATGTCTTTATAGACCGGGATTCTTGACGCTCGCTCATCCTCAAGCTGTTGAAACAGAAGTTCCTTCCGCCTCTTTGAGCTTACCGCCTCGTCGTAGGTTTTCATTTTGCTGTATTTTTCGGCCATCAGCTACCCAACAGGGTCTTGCCTTGCCCCATAGAACCTACGAAAGAACCAAGCGGGGATGACAGGACGGTGTTTCCAGACGAGATAGCCCGCTGAGTGGCATCTGATCTGGCCGCAGACATGGCGAGAAGCCTGTTTTCTTCGTCACGTTTCTTCTTGGCTTCATCTTCAAGCTTCTTGGCTTGTGCGTTTTGTTGGGCCATCTGTTCCTTGGCTAAATCCCGTGATTTGTTTGCCGAGTCGATGCTTGCGATTGTGCCAACCGTGGAAGCAGCGGCACCGAGACCTGAGAAAAT